ACAGACAGGTGCCGTTTGTGTATGATGAATGCACAGACATTGAGTTCCAAGTCAAAGGATCAGCAGGCACACAGTTTATTGGTGTGTTTAGTGAAGGCATTCTACACGAGAAAAATAAGCAATCGCATTTGAATAATCTTGAACAAGGCTTCTAAAGATTAACCCCCACGCTATTTCTAACGCAGGGGCTGCTAGTTTAAATGTATTTCGGGACTATGTCCTAATAATCTTTACTTCTTACCACTTACAAACGCATAAAACTTATCAGCTGCTTCTAATACTGCATCTGCTCCAGGTACTTCTGGCATACTCACGTTCATAACGACTTCACCAGTTTCTTGATCACGTTTTACGGTTTGTTCCCATCCTGCAAACTTTGCATGATAGTCATTCCATACATTACCTTGTGCCATCTCTAGCACCTTTGTACGGATTTCATAGCCATTCTTGTTGGCTTTTACTTGTGGCATTGCTGTCTTCATCATGTCAGCAAATGTTTCAAATTGTTTTGTTAGTTGTTCATTCATTTTATTTCTCCTATGTGTGTGTGAATGTGTAGTGTTATTAATATAACGTTTTATTTAGTATTTGTCAACCTATTAATGTGTAGGATACATATTGTGTTTGAACTCTGAAATCTCATTAGCTTGTTTATACATGCCTCTGCTTCTTAGTTCTCTTATGGCCATACAGTAACTTCTGTATTCCATTGCTTTCATAAATCTCTTAAACATTATTTGCTCTCCAACATCAAACGTTTTGCAGCTTCGTGGTAGCCTTGACGATGTAGTTCAGCGGCTGCTCTTGCTCTGCCTGCTGATTCACCAAAAGCCCATACTCCACGACCAAAAGATTTAAGTGCAGTCCAAAAAGGATTTACAGTATAGTTCATTACTAGTGTAGTCATTATACCCAACCTCTCAAGTTGCGGTTTGCTTCTACAGCTTCGCCGCCTAATGCTTTTGGAAACGATTGATTTGCAATATGCCAAATGTCTCCGCGAGCAATACCAATGTCGTTAAGTTCATGATTTGATAGAGCTGATAGTGTTTTGATTGTTTCGCGAATATTTCTGCGTCTTTTGAATTCGGCACCTAGTCTTTTGAAAAAGTTAGCAATGCCGTTTAGTCTAACCATTTCGAATGTGTTTGCTACCAATGTAGTCATTTTTTATTTTCCTTGTATATATGTATATGTGTGATCCGAGTCTAACAACCGTTAGTTTTACTCCTTCTACAACTATATTTAACATGAAAAACCGGTGAGAACAAGTGCATTACACACAAAGACGATATGCGTGTAATGCAAGTGTGCGTATCTGCGCAGGCGTTAGCTTACACTATGTTACGTCTGTCGAGAGTGTCTCCACGCAGCATACAGTCTAGTACGTATGCTTGATCGCCTTTTTGAAATTCTGTTTTAACATAAGTTTCAAGGTTAGAATTAATGTGCATCAATCCTGTTCTTCTTCTTGGTAGTCTGACCGCAGTCATTACACTACCTAGCACGTTTGCTATAGTTGTCATTGTTTTCTCCAAATGTAATGATGCATTTTATGGCGTGCGCCCGTTGTCTTTTCAACGTGTCAGGTCGAAGGTGTGAATAACTTCTCTTTTCTGGCCAGTCTATTTATCTGTTGTCACAAAACTGTTACAAATCTTTTGTTGACTTTTTAGTAAATAGCCTGTAACATACAGTTACTCAAATGTGAGCGACGGGGTAAAGCCGTCAAGCAAAGGAGAATATTATGGACGCACTCACTCTATGGAGCCTCATCGGGTTCCTACTTGCTGCCTATGCAGTAATAGCCAATGATTCAGTACAAACTCTCGGTACATGGATGGCATCAAACAATGAGAGATTCAACTACAAAACATTATGGGCAGCAGCAAGTGCTGTTCTATTGGCTACACTATGGTATGGCTGGATGATGAACGGTGGAGACATCAGTTACGGCAGACTTAATAAGATTCCATGGCAAGAAGTACAATGGTATCATGCAGCCGCACCTCTTATCCTAGTTGCACTAACTAGAATGGGCGTACCAGTTAGCACAAGTTTCTTGGTGCTGTCAGTGTTCGCTAGTACCTTTGTGCTTGAGAAGATGCTTATGAAATCAATTATGGGCTACGGTGTTGCAGCAGGCTTTGCATATGTAGTATGGTTTGCAATACACAAATACTTTGGCAAATGGTATGACGAAACAAAGCCAGTAAGTGAAAGCAACAAAACCTATTGGCGAATAGCACAATGGGTAGCAACAGGAGGCTTGTGGTGGACTTGGTTGTCACATGACATTGCAAACATTGCAGTGTTCTTACCAAGACAAGTTCCAGCAGACCTAATGGTGTTTATTAGTGGAGTGTTTGTTGTAGGCTTGTTCTTTATGTTCAAAGAACGAGGCGGCAAGATACAACAGATTGTATTAGAGAAACACAACACAAGATATGTAAGGTCAGCAACACTGATTGACTTGTTCTATTGGTTGTGCTTGTACTTCTTCAAAGAGCTGAATGACATTCCTATGAGTACGACATGGGTGTTCGTAGGCTTGTTAGCAGGACGTGAGTTGGCTATGGCAACATACTTTGGCAAGAAGAAAACAAAGAGTGTGTTTCCGTTGGTAGCAAAGGACTTTGGTAAGATGATGGTAGGCTTAGGTGCAAGTGTTGCACTAGTACTAATGATCCATTATATTATTGTACCAAACGGATTTTAAAGGTTGACAATGATTGTATCAACTGTTATATATTAATAGTTGATACAACCGGGTTGCTACGTAATAAGCACGAGCAGGGCCAATGGTTAGCCCTGCATTTTTTCCAAGTTAGCAATATAGTTTGTCATTGAATGGTCACTAAAACTATCAACACCGCCTTGCTTGATACCCATCCACATACCACGCCAACGATCTTTAGCACGTTGCCATGTAGTAAGTTTGCGCTCAAGTCCGTGTGCATTCATGTAATGCTCGGTACCGTGATGTATGTAGCCCATTGCTCTTAGTGGTACTCTAGTAACAATATCATTATTGTTAACCCAGCGATGGTGTGCTACATTTAAACTATTACAATAACCACGCCATCCTACTCTTGGGCTACCATATGTGTAGACTTCCTGTATATCAGGCATGTCAACATCACAGTTGCATCTGCTTGCCATAATAGTTGTCATTGCAGCACCTAAACTGTGTCCACAAAACCAAACTTCCTTATCTCGATTAGTTTTACGTGCTAGGTCTTCGCTTATCATAGGCCATAGCTCGTCTACTTCTGCTTTGAAGCCTCTGTGTACTCTGCTTACTGTTTCAGCAACAACTGGCATCGCTTTTAAGTCTGCACTTATATCATTAAATTCTGTTGGTTGTGTTCCTCTACAAGCAATTACTAAATCTATCTTGTTCATAAAACGGTATGCCTGTGCTCCGTCTTTGTTATAAAATTCTACTGTGGTAAAACCAAGTTTACGTACAAGTTTTTTTACTTGCTCTATGTCATCATTATATGCTATACTAGCTAAGTTAGCAAATAGGAGACTACGCTCATGGAATGTCATTTCTGTTATCATTTTCAAGCCCTCACTTATAACAATATTTATTAATCGGTATAACTAAATACACATAAGGAAACAGAACAATGAGAAAACGAACTAGAGGTATACTTGAAGAACTGAGTCACATTGGCAGTAAGAATCTGAATGACGACTTTTTACAAACAACTGGCACAAATCTAATAGAGAGCGCATGTAACCTTATTAAAAGATTACACGAAACATATGATGCAGAAACAGCAAACGATCTTGAGAGACGCTTCCTAAATAGTATCCGTGGTAACAATCCACGTAAATTTAAAGTAGGTATCGATAAAGTTAAAGAGAGCAAAAGATGATTGTTAACGAAGGCGGAAATATATTCCAAGGCACGTCAAACTTTGACCAAAAGATAATTCCTGCTATTCAAAAACAAATTGACAGTGTAATGGGCAAGACAGGCGTAAAGGCTTTGCCTATTGGGTCGGGCGCTACACCTCAAGCAGGTAAGATGTCAGGCGACCTGGATATGATTGCTGATGCAGGTGCAATGGCAAAATACTTTGGTGTTGCTGATGCTAAAAATGCTAGAATTGAATTAGAAAAGGCATTTCAAGCAGCAGGATTTGAAACACGTAAAACAGGACAAATCGTACATGTAAAAACTAACATTGGCGGAGCAGGCCAACAAGTAGACATTATGGTTGTTCCAGGTGGTGATAAAGCACAGAAGTTTCATGTACACGATATTCCAGGCGGCTCACCTTACAAGGGTGTACACAAACAGATGATGGTTGCTGCACTTGCAAAAGAAAAAGGCATGAAGTGGAGCCCGTACATTGGTTTGGTAAACAGAGAAACAAATGAATTAGTTTCAAACAATACAGATGAAATTGCAAAAATGCTATTAGGTGACAATGCTAAAGCAGCTGACTTAGGCAGTGTAGAATCAATTGTTAAAGCTAATCCAAATGCACAAGCAATAGTAGACAAGTTTGAAGCAGACGACAATCCAAAGTCAGCATGGAAAGCAAAAAAGGTTGAACCTACAGAATCGCTAGGCGATAAGCATTTAAACCGTATAAAATCATTAATAAAACATTAACACCCGTTTTTGAACCGTTTTACCCCTATTTTTGTCTCAAAGACTAAATACAATATATAAAACTGCACAGAGTGTGCAGGTCATTAAGATTTAGGAGAAAACAATGGCAGTAGTATCAAACCCAAACTCAGCAGTAGTTGCAAAGAGTGGTCTAGGACCAACAACATACATCTATGCAGTAGCAACAGGTACAATCACAGTAGCAGCAGCATGTGATTCAATCACAACAACATACGGCGGAACAATCGCAGCAGTTGAAGGTGTAGCAGACGGCAACCACGTTGCAGTACAAGGTGGACCAGGCGGCGCAGAAGCAGTATCTGGTATCACACTAGTAGCAACTTTTGCAGCTTAAATAATTCCTTACCTTAGGAACGTGGCAGGCGTCACACTAAAAAGGGTTCAGTTTTTACTGGACCCTTTTTTTATGACTTAAATACGTTATGATATTTAATATGTATACATTAATTGATATTACTGAAACTCACGCTAGACGAGGCGATGATAAATTTAGAATACATCAACAACAAAATTATCAATCTGTAATACAGACAATTGGAATTAGAGCCAACCCAATTGTTATTGATTCATCTATTGGTGTACAAGATATATCTAAAATGTCTTTTGGATACAAAGGCGACCATAGACTATGGAAGTTATGTTTTGAGTTTGATTTAACCGATGCTCATAGTATTGAACAATTAATAGAAGATATGCATATGATTCCAATTATACCTGAGCTAGATGAAACTATTAAAACAAATGCTTTTTATACCAAAGGCGACAAGATTAACACATATTTTTCAACAGTTGAATGATAAATAAAAGTACTAAAGGCATTTAAACACACAAAATATAGGCTACCGACGTTAATTATTATGGAGTTTAAATGTCAACCATCGGATCAACCCAGTTAGAAAAAGAATCACTTGAAGCACACGTAGATCTGTGTGCGCTGCGCTATGAGCAATTGGACGGACGTCTAACCAAGGTTGAAGAAAAACTTGATGGTATTGCTGCTCAAATGCAAGCAGGACAAGCCGGACTTACCAAAGTTATTATTGGCGCCGCTGGAACTATAGTAGCTGGACTATTATCAACTATTGTTGTAATTTTAATGCAACTTTAATTCAACTGATAAATACTTTATGTTTATTAGAGAATTTACCCTAACACCATCTGAATCAGAAGAACTAGACGAAAAACAAGTCTGGGCTCGTTCTGGAAAGAAAACTGTACGAAAGTATCGTTGTACTGCCGGCAGACGCAAAGGCCGTGTAGTTGCAAAGATGTCGCAATGCTATGCACCTTTGAATATTAAAGCTAGTGTTAGATTTAAACAAACTAAACGCAGACTGGGCTCCAAGATGGCTCGTAAAGCAAGAAAAACAAAAAGAGTTAATCCAGCAAGCAAGCGCCTAAAGACTTTGAACAAACGATGAGATATGCAGAAATCATAGAAAGCTACACCCAAGTATGGGCAAGAGATAGCAAAGGCGGCGTTAAGCGCAAGTATCGTTGCACCAGCGGATCTAAAAAAGGTCGTGTGGTGGCTAAACCTGCAACATGCTCAACACCAGTATCGCAAAAGAAAAGTACTAGTCTAAAAAGAACACGTAGAAGTAAAAGCAGTGTACAAGCAATCAACAGAAGCAGAACTGTAAGAAGACCAACAACTAAACGTGTTTACAATTTAAACAAAACTAGTATCAAACCAAAAAGAAGGCGTAAGAGTAAAAGATGAGAGCACACGAGTTTATAAAAGAAGAAGAACAGTTGGATGAAATACTTCCTCTTATTCCTGCTATTGCAGGTGGTGTAGCTCGAGCCGCAGTTGGCGGCGTTGGAAAACTTGCAGGCAAGGCAGCACTAGGTGTTGGCAAACTTGCAGCCAAGGGTGCATACAAAGCAGCAAAGGGTGTTGCTAAAGGTGTCGGCAATGTGGCAAAAGGGGCATATAATGCAGTAGCCGGTGATGACGACGAAGCACCTACAAATGATCCAAACGCTAAAGTTGGTACTCAACCAGCAACAGCAAAGCCTGCTCCAACATCAGGCAAAGCACCAATCAACCCAGGTGCAGCAAGTGCTACACAAGGTGCTAAAACAATGGGTGGCGATCCAGCTTTAAAGGTAGGCAAAGCAATAAAACTACCAACCAATACTCCAGGCGGCAAGAAGAACTTCAAAGTAACACGTACACAAGGTGACGAAGTTGAAATTGAAGATCCACAAGCCAAGCCAGGCGAACCAAAGAAAATGACTTACAAAAGTGCAGATTTACAGAGGGCCGCTGAACAATGAAATTGAATGAACTAGTAAAAGGATTTGAAATATACACAACTAACGAAGAAAAGTCTTTGCTTGACAAGTTAGAAAAACCGTGTTATATTGAGTTTTTTACTGAACGTGAACAGATTGTCCTAGACAATCTAGTACGTAAAAGCCTAGTTTCTAAAGTCAATTATAAAGGAGCCTTATTGGTTGTTGGACATGAGCACTCGTAACACAGCAGACGAACTACAAAGTTTAGTAGATAAAATTATTCCTCAATACACATTGCCTTATAAAGAAGGCAAGACAATACGTATTGGAAAGATGATTGTTCGTCGTAGTACAAAACACGGATATATAATTGTAGACACTGACGATAATGCTACAGTTTCTACAGCAGACACCAAACACGGCGCATTAGCAATTGCCAAAGCTAGTCTTGGTGGACATCGAATTGATCAATTACAACAAAAAGATCACATTGCAGCAAAACACTTAAATGATGCAATGCATTATTCATACATCATTAGTAGAACTACTGACGAAAGTAGGAAATTTATACTAGAAACTAGGTTAGAATTAGCAAAATCCAAGTTAGATAGTATTAATACAGATCTAGAATCGTACATTTTAAAACACTAGTGATAAATACTTTTAATAAAACATCAGGATGGACCCATGATTATTTCAGAATTTGCAAAACCAGTAACAGCTAAGACACTTAATGAAAGTCTAGCAAAACGCTTCGGCGCTAAACTAAACCTAGGAAAATTTACTTTAGAGCAACTACAAACTGCTCGTAATAAATTACGTACACAAGTATTCAATGTAGAAACAAATGAAAGTTTTGATAATGTTCACAACGAAACATATCAAAAATCAAAACTAATGCTTGACGTACTAAATGCAGAGATTAGTGAACGTGGTGATATTGAAATCCCAGAAGAATCACAAGTCAACGAAGGTGCAGAAGACCAAGCTGAATTAGTAATGGCAGCTAAAGAAATGGTTGATCGTTTAACTGGTTGGATGGAAGACACAGCGGAAATGCAAACAGAGTCCATGCTAGAACTAGCTGATGCAATCCGTGACGAAATGGGTGCTGAAGCAAGCGAACAGTTTACCAACACTATCAAGCCAGCACTAGATAGTTTGTATGGTGCAATGGAATCAACTCGTGTTGCACTAACAGCAGGCGTAGGACAAATCACAGGCGAAGGCGGCGATGACATGATGGGTGCTGATCCGGACATGGACGATATGGACATGGATATGGAACCAACTGATGACATGGGCGACACAGGCGATATGGACATGGACGACATGGATGATATGGCAGCAGCCGAACCAGCAGCTGGCGGCGAAGACTTGCCAGACGAAAGAGCACAGCGTGAATCAGTAGATCCACGTAAATTAGCAAAAACACTTTCAAAAAAAAAGTAACTGAAGCTGTCAGAACTGACAAGCTCTATCAAGTATTGGCCCTGTTGAAAGACAAGGGCCAAACTTCTATTACAATGGATGAAATTAACGAGTACATGTTAAACATGGGCGCTCCGCAGTTTAATTATGATATGCTAAAAAGTGCATATGATAATGACAACAGAGTAAACGAACTTATCAAAGACTTTACACAAGATACACTTGAATTAAAAACAAGTGAAGTTGACGACTTAGATCCTAAAGATAAAAAGCGTGACAAAGATAAAGTTGGTAAAATGGCCAAGAAAGCAACCAACGTTGGCAAAAAACTATAGGTTGACAAATGCCTGATCCTATTATAATATAAAGTATGACATTAATAAAACCCAAGTATACGTATGAGAAACTCAAGCGTGTTGAAGTTGGCGGCAAGCGCAGATACGCTGCACCCGGCGGACCTCCTGTAGCAAGTGTAACAACAATCCTTAGCGGCACCAAAGACATGAGTCATCTCATTGCTTGGAAGAAACGTGTAGGCGAAAAGAAAGCACAAGAGATTGTTACTGAAGCCAGCGGCGTAGGCACACGTATGCACAAGTACCTTGAAGACTATGTAGACAATGGTGTATGGACAGAGAGTGCAGGCAGTAATCCATATGCACAACAAGCATATCAAATGGCATGTGTAATACGTGATGAAGCTATGGGAGATGTAGATGAGATTTGGGGCAGTGAAGTTCCACTTTATGTCCCTGGTATCTATGCAGGCACAACTGACCTAGTAGGCGTATACAAAGGCAACCCCTGCATAATGGATTTTAAGCAAACCAACAAGCCTAAGAAGCCTGAGTGGGTAGAAGACTACTATCTACAGCTTACAGCATATGCACTAGGACATAACGAAGTGCATGGTACAGACATACGTGAAGGACACATCTTTATGTGCAGTCGCGGCTTGGAGTATCAGCAGTTTGACTTGTGGCCAGATGAGTTTGCAGAATGGGAACAAGAGTGGTGGAATCGCTGCCGCCAGTATTATGAGAAACATGGATGAAAACAATTGGAGTAGCAGGAGATAGTTATATGTCTGCAAGACAAGACTATCCTGATCAACACTTTACACAGCATCTTGCTAAACATTATGTTACCAACTATAAGACATTTGCCAGAAGCGGTGCTAGTAACACACTTATAAGATATCAAATCGATCAGCTTATTGAAGATAGAGTTGACTTTATTTTTTGGAGTTCAACTCTATCTGATAGAATAGAAATCAAAGCCGAACGAGCCCAAGGACACCCTCCTAGCTTGTTTGATTTTAATTATCGCGGGATGGAAGATGTTAGTAGTTTGGATCCACGCTTTAAAGAACATCCAAGCATTATTTCAAACAGTTTAACTAGTTTGCTACAACACAATGCACCAAAGGTTGCTAAAAATATAAAAGGATTCTTTGTTAAGAATTATGAATGGAGATCCAAAGCAGACCAAGATGCTTGGATTATACACAGTACATGGGTTACCCTAGTTAAAAGTGGAATACCTTTTGTTTTTTTCCCAGCACCAGACCTACAGATAACCCCTAGGTTAAACGATTTACTACCAATGGATGCAAAAAATATTATAGATGATTATCCATTGAGTCCACACACTTGGGAGCAAACCGAAGTAACTCCGTATCACACTACAAAACTTGCGCAAGAAAACGGTTACGGCGATTGGGTGCAATCAGGACGATTGGATAAATACTTAAAATGATCACTAGGAGTATAACATGGCCATTGTTCAAATTTCTCGAATACAGAACAGACGCGGTAGAGAATTAACTGAAATTGGTATTCCACAACTAGCTTCAGGAGAGCTAGGTTGGGCAATTGATACACAAAAGATGTATGTCGGTAACGGTGCAGTTAGCGAAGGCGCCCCAGCAGTTGGTAATACTGAAATTCTTACACAACACAGTGATATATTTGCATTAGCCAATTCTTATATCTATAAAAACACCAGCAACCTATGGGGATCAACTGCAAAAGTAGCACAAACACTTGAAGCCAAACTTGATGCTACAACAACAGTAATTGACTTTGGTGCAGTCGGCGATGGACTTGGTACTGACGATGCTCCAGCATTTCAGGCAGCAATTGATGCACTCTATTTACGTAGTCTAGTAAGCAAAGAAAAAGTAACTCTTAAGGTGCCAGCAGGTGAATATATTCTACGCAGTACAATCTACATTCCACCACTTGTAAGTTTAGTTGGTGACGGAGTTGGCAAAACAATATTGTACACCGAAGCAGATAACTCAGCTACCGCAAATACAAAACCAATGTTTGCGTTTGCTAATGGTAATGCTCAGCCTGGTGTTTATACAGGACTAGCACAAACAGTTCCAGTAACAAGTGCTGATACAACACAAGTAAGACATAATAATATTAGCGGAATGACACTACGCAATAATAGATATAGTGCAGTATTCCAAATGCGTGAAGTTGCCCGTAGTAACTTTAGTGATTTAAAAATTGAAGGTGTATGGACATTCGGCGGCGACTTTGGCGATGCTGATGAAAGTTTTCATGTAGTATTTGATATGGTCGGCACTGGTAATGCACAGTGTATTGAAAACACATTTACAAATATTGATTGCGATAACTTCTATCATATTGTCGAAGCACCTCACGATGCTGACAAAAATGTATGGACAAATATTAATGTAAGCATATGCTGGAAAGCATTTGTAATGGGCGAAGGATCATTGAACAGTGCAAATGGATTTGCAACTGGACCTAGTTATAATATTATTCAAGATAGTAAATTTGATCTAGTCTATAGAGACACACTACTATTTGAAAATGGAAACTATAACACCAGTCAAAACAATACATTCCTAAACTGTGGCAACGACGGTGGCGACGAAGGCAACTGTACTACACCTGTTATTAGTTTTACAAATGATATGGACAATGCAACTATCAATGACCATTTCCAAAGAACACTACGTTTGTCACCTCACAGATCAGCTGGCGATAGTAGTATTGTTGATCCACACATTGGCACCAACTACATAGCAGATGTTGCAGGTAGAGTAAACTTTGATAACAAAACACGCCATTCAATTACTATTGGTAATACACAAGTAGATGGTGGCACAGATCCGGTTGACATCTTGAAGTTACCGTTGTATAATGAAGGAGTTGTTTACTTAGACTATTTGTACGAAGGTCAACGAGTAAACGGCGTAGATGCAGACATTTATTTAAGACAGACAGGAACTATGGAATTTCATTACGATAGTAACAACACTACCTTGCTAGTAAATCAAACAACTGATTTTCAAGGCGATACAGCATATCTAGCAAACTTTGTGTTTTCAGCAACAACAGACGACATTGATGGTTCGCTGTCGCCTAGTATTGTTGTTAAGTGCAAAAACCTAACGCCATTAACAGAAGACCTATTCACTTACTCTTACCGTGTACGTGCGTAGTTATGTTTGATAAAAATATTGAAGACCGGCTTCGTGCCTGGTATGATTTTAGACAACATCTAGAAACAGATGAACAGCCTTTTAAAAGCACAGTAGAACTATATAATACTGCGCCAATATCTGCTTTTTGTATTGATCCTTACACTCCAGAAAACTGGCCAACTCCTTGGGAATTGCTTGAAGAAAACAAGTACGATGAGTTTGGATATATTTTAGGAATTGGGTACACTTTAGGGTTAACTGAACGTTTTTCTAATAGTGTCAAAGAGATACATATTACACAAGACAAAGATAGATCCACTTCGCATTACTTGTTTTTTGTTGACGATAATGTGATTGGGTATGACCGAGGAAGCATCATTAAAAAAGAAAATTTGCCCGACAATTTAATTGTCGAATCAGTATATTCGTTACCGAACGAATACTAAATACCAAACATTGATAGAAGGATAAGAAAGAATGATTCAAGTTACCAAGCGCAACGGCGATAAAGAAACACTAGACGTAGAAAAGCTACACAAAGTAGTATTTTATGCATGTAACGATATTACAGGAGTTAGCCCAAGCGAGGTAGAAATTAAAAGTCAAATTCAATTTTACAATGGAATGCAGACTAGCGAAATACAAGAAACTCTTATCAAAGCAGCAGCAGATCTTATCAGTGAAGAAAATCCTAACTATCAATATGTTGGCGGCAGACTTATCAATTATGCACTACGCAAAGAAGTCTATGACGGCTACGATCCTTGTCATGTAAAAGAATTAGTTGAACGTAATATCGAAGCAGGGTTTTACGATCCTGAATTGATTACAAAATACGACGACAACGAATGGGATAAAATTAACAGTTTTATTAAACACGAACGAGATGAAAACCTAACCTATGTTGCTATGGAGCAACTAAGAGGAAAGTATTTGTGTCAAAACAGAGTCAGTGGTGAAATCTTTGAAACACCGCAAATGTGCTACATACTAATAGCAGCAACACTATTTGCTGACTATCCAGCAGAAACTAGACTAACATGGGTAAAGGAGTACTACGATGCTGTATCACTCCATGATATTAGTTTGCCTACTCCTGTTATGGCTGGCGTTAGAACTCCACAGCGTCAATTTAGTTCCTGTGTTCTTATCGAAACTGATGATAGTCTTGACAGTATTAATGCTACTACTAGCAGTGTTGTTAAGTATGTAAGTCAAAAAGCAGGCATTGGCATCGGCGGCGGCAGCATCCGTGCTATTGGTTCGCCTATTCGTAAGGGAGATGCATACCACACAGGTATTATTCCTTTCTATAAAATGTTTCAAGCAGCAACTAAGTCGTGTAGCCAAGGCGGTGTACGTGGCGGCGCAGCTACAATTTACTATCCTATTTGGCATTTAGAAGCAGAAGAAATGCTAGTGCTAAAGAACAACAAAGGCACAGAAGAAAACCGTGTGCGTCATATGGACTACGGTGTGCAGTTTAATAAACTAATGTATGAAAGACTTGTTACAGGCGGCGATATAACTCTTTTCTCGCCTAGTGATGTACCAGGATTGTATGATGCATTTTTTGCCGATCAAGATAGGTTCCGTGAACTTTATGAAACAGCAGAACGCAACACAAGACTGCGCAAGAAAACTATTCCAGCAGCACAATTGTTTGGTAGCTTTATGGAAGAGCGCAAGAACACAGGACGCATTTATTTACAGAATGTAGACAATGCCAACGACCACGGCAGTTTCCTTCCTGAGGTTGCGCCTATTAGACAGTCAAACTTGTGTGCCGAAATTGACTTACCAACAAAGCCACTAAAGAGCTTTGATGATCCTGATGGCGAAATTAGTTTGTGTACACTGAGTGCAATCAATTGGGGTAATGTTAAATCTCCTACAGACTTTGAACGTGTAGCAAGACTTGCAGTGCGTGGACTAGATGCTCTGTTAAGCTATCAACATTATCCTATCCTAGCAGCGCAGTTATCTACAGAGAAGCGCCGTCCTTTAGGTGTTGGTATTATTAACTTTGCATATTGGTTAGCCAAGAATGGACTTGATTATCAGAACATTGATTCTGAAGGGCTACAACTTGTTGATGAGTATGCAGAAGCATGGAGTTACTATCTAATCAAAGCAAGTGCAGACCTAGCAGCAGAGTTTGGAGCACCAAGTGGCAACATGGAAACAAAATACGGACATGGTATTACACCTAACCAAACATACAAGAAAGACTTAGACGAATTAATTCCGCATGTCGAGCGTATGGATTGGAAAGGACTACGTGAGCAACTTAAAGCAACAGGTATTCGTAATAGTACACTAATGGCTCTTATGCCAAGTGAAACAAGTGCGCAGATTGCAAATGCAACCAACGGCATTGAGCCTCCACGTAGTTTAATTAGTGTGAAGCAATCAAAGCATGGTGTTCTTAAACAGGTTGTACCTGAGTACAAACGACTAAAGAACAAGTATGATTTACTATGGGATCAACAGTCACCAGAAGGCTACTTAAAAATTATGGCAGTGCTACAAAAGTATATCGATCAAGGGATCAGTGTAAACACAAGTTATAATCCTGTATTTTATGATGACGAAAAGATTCCAATGAGTACAATGCTACAACACGTACTGATGTTTTATAAATACGGTGGTAAGCAACTATATTATTTTAACACACACGATGGCCAGGGCGAAATAGACATTAATAAAATGATAGGCACCGAAGCTCTACCAGAACTTGAATCAGCTGACGTCGAAGACGAATATTGCGAAACCTGCGTTATCTAGTTGACAAACTAGAAAACGTATGCTATAACTTAAAAAAAGGATACACACATGAGCGTTTTTGATACAACAAACAAAACTGATCACACAAAAGTTCTAGCGTTTTTAGATCCGTCGGGCGGTCCGACTATCCAACGCTACGATACATTAAAGTACAAGAGCTTTGACGGGCTAACAGACAAGCAACTTGGTTTCTTTTGGCGACCAGAAGAAGTTGATATCATTAAAGATTCAAAAGACTTTAAATCACTTACTGATCATGAACGTCATATCTTTACATCAAATCTAAAGCGTCAGATCCTGCTGGATAGTGTGCAAGGCAGAGCACCAGTAGAAGCATTTGCTCCTATTGTAAGTTTACCAGAGATTGAAAACTGGATCCAAACATGGACATTTAGTGAAACAATTCACAGTCGTTCTTACACACATATTATTCGTAATGTTTATAGTAATCCAAGCAAAGTGTTTGACGAGCTAATGGACATCGAAGAGATTGTAGATTGTGCTGGAGATATCTCAAAGTATTACGACGACTTGATCGAACAGAGCATGTGGTATAACCTACTCGGTGAAGGTACACACACAGTTAATGGTAAGAAGATTACTGTAGACTTGTACGAACTAAAAAAGAACTTGTGGCTTACATTAATGAGTGTTAACATTCTTGAAGGTGTTCGTTTCTATGTGAGCTTTGCATGTAGTTGGGCATTTGCCGAACTAAAGAAAATGGAAGGCAATGCTAAGATTATCAAACTAATTGCACGTGATGAAAACTTGCACCTTGCAAGTACACAGATGCTACTAAAGATTCTTAAAACAGATGACCCAGATTATGCTAAGATTGCAAAAGAAACAGAAGAAGAATGTATTCAAATGTTTGTTGATGCTGTTGACCAAGAGAAGCAATGGGCACAGTACTTGTTCAAAGATGGCTCGATGATTGGACTAAACACAGAACTATTAGGACAGTATATTGAATGGATCTGTACACGTAGAATGACAAACGTAAATCTTAAATCGCCATACAATCAAAAAGCTAACCCACTACCGTGGACACAGAAATGGATCTCAGGTGCAGACGTGCAAGTTGCTCCACAAGAAACAGAAATTACAAGTTATGTGTCAGGCGGTACAAAGCAAGATGTAGAAAAAGATACGTTCAAAGGCTTTAGTTTATGATTGAGATTTGGGGCAAAGAAAACTGTGCGTTTTGTAATAGAGCAAAGAGCTTATGCGAAACACGGCAGTACGAGTATACCTACAAACAATTAGATGTAGACTTTACTAGAGAACAAGTGTTTGAAACATTTCCAAATGCTAGAACATTTCCACAAATTATTGTAGGCGGAACTAAAGTTGGTGGATACCAAGAGATGTTATCGTATTTAGAAGACACTGGATATAACGGAACAGGATACAGTTTATAATGGCACTTCGTAAACCTCGAGCAACAAAAACTAAAATGAAAGTTGCTGCAAAAAGAGCAACAAAGATTACTAAAAAACGTAAAAAATAAATGGCATTCTTACACAACAATGACGGCGTACTGTTTTTCTTTAACAAGTGTGGCACTACTATGTTGCGACAGACAATGCCCAAAGGCTATGCTTGGCACGAGCACAATTCAGCTTATCCATCAGCAGGAAGAACCAGTGAAAAGGAATACAGGAAGCGTTTTAAACCCAGCCAGCCGATGTATATTTTAGTTCGCGATCCAATAGAAAGATTTATTAGTGGTTATTGGCATTACTGGAGACATTATCAACACAACTTCACTGAAACCAAAGATTTTGTAAATATACGCTATAAAAAACTAGTAACTGAATACACATTTGATGTGCATATGGACTTGGTAAAACAATACGATAATACAAAACTTGTTGATATAAAGAGGCCTGTTCCACACCACGATCATGCTTTCTTTCAGCATTGTGTACACGATATTGGCGATGAATATGTAGATACTATGGAAATAGTAAGACTAGGTACAACTAGTTCAAACCAATTTCTTAAACCATTACTGTCTACTACAAAGGTCAATGCAAAGAACGATTCAGAAAACGTTTATGACTACCCAGACTTAAAGATAGCTGACATTCACTTAGAATATATACTTAATAAGTTTAGAAAAACAAAAGAAAGATTTGGATACTAATGATTATCGAAGCACCATATAAAACAAACGATACAATTACAATCAAAACAACCAGCGGCGACGAAGTTGTTGCACGTTTTGTTGAAGAAAACGATAAGACTATTACAGTCAGCAAACCTCTTGCACTAATGGCAACACAGCAAGGAATGGGCCTAGCACCGTTTGCATTTACTATTGCACAGGATGCAAAAGTGCCGCTAAATAAGAGTACAGTAATGTTTGTGTGCAAAACAGAACCAGAAATGGCCAAGCAATATATGACCAGCACCACAGGCATTCAAATGGCCTAGGAGTATAAATGCCTCAGTTAGTTACTGACAAATATAAACATGTAGGACACGCAAGTCCTACTCCAAATCCTTTTCACCAAACAAAATATGTTGCCTCGCAAACCAGCGTATTTGCTGGATTAGGTAATGTAATTAGAGCTGGAGATGCAACAGCATGTGGCGATCCAGTAGCAGGCACAAGTCCAGATGTATACTGTGAAGATCAACTTGTTCATAGGCAAGGCGATGCCACAGGAGGACATGGTAGTTTTCCAGCAAACTCGGCTCTCAACGGTGTTGCGTCTGTGTTGGTAAATGACTAATGGCAAATCCAAACTATGCTAGTTTACTGGCTCAGATTGCAGCAGAGACCGATCCGGTAATTAAAGCAAGTTTGATAGCACAAACCTATGTGTTTAACACAGCATTAACTGAATCCGAACAAGAGCTGTTTGAGTATACAACATTTGATTACATCGAAGACAATCCTGGTGTAGTTGGAAATTCTCTAAATTCATATGTGGGTAAATACTACAATGATAACGGAGAACAAACATAATGGCTGTAATAAAACGTTCTACTAAAGGTTCAGCGTTAACCTATACAGAAATGGATAATAACTTTGATGCTATTGCTCCACGCACAAGTGAATCTGGCTCTGTACAAATTCCAATTGGCAGCACAGCTGAGCGTGATAGTTCTCCTACTTTAGGTGCTTTAAGATATAATAGTTCACTTAATTTGTTCGAAGGGTATACTAGTTTAGGCTGGGATCAACTTGCAGCTTCTCAAGCAACCGGCGAAATAAATCAAAATGCCTTTAGTACCTTTGCAGTTTCTGGGCAAACAAGTATTGATGCAGATAGTAAAACAGATACAGTCACTTTAGTAGCCGGAACAAACATTTCTATCTCAACAGATGATGCAGCTGATAGTATAACAATCACAAATAGTTTTACACAAGATTTTGCATTTAGTAGTCTTACAGGAGTTCCTACGGATGTAAGTGCATTTACAAATGATGCTAACTATATTAATTTAACAGAGATTAGTGTAACAACAAATTCAGTAGGAACAGCAGCGTTATCCTATGACGACACTACTGGTGAATTTGATTACACTCCACCTGATTTGAGTAGTTATTTAACTAGTGTGGCTTTTGCCGATTTAACAAGCAAGCCTACAACTTTAGCAGGATTTGGTATCACTGACGGAGTTAATCAAGCAAATATTGATAGTGCTATTGCTAATGTAATTGATAGTGCTCCTGGTGCATTAAATACGTTAAATGAACTAGCAGCAGCATTAGGAGACGATCCAAATTTTGCAACTACAGTTATAGATAGGTTTAGTCGTATTGAAGATAATGTTTTTAATATTACAGCAGACGATTCTTCTAGCGTTAGTATTTCTCGAGGCGAAACACTTACTATCAACGGCGGAACTTCTATATCAACAACTAGTGATTTAGAAGGTAACATTACTGTTAATTTTAGTAACCCAGGGTACATACAATTAAACAGTTTAAGTTTTATTGCTAGTGCAGCCGCAAGTGGGTCAGGCAATGTATCTTATAATAATGTAAATGGGCAATTTCAATATACACCACCTGACTTGAGCAGCTATCTTACTAGTATAAATGGCGAAAATATAAGCCAGTTAAACAATGATAGCGGATACATTACAGGTATATCAGGACTTAATAATAGCGATCTAACTAATGATGCAGGATTTATCACAACACCTGTTGCAAATGGTAGTAGTATTACCTTTGCTGATAATGGCAAACTAGCATTAGGTGCATCGGCAGATTTTGAAATATTTCACGATGGCACCGATAGTATTATAAAAGACACAGGAGCTGGCGACGGCTCTGGTACAACAAAAATTATATCCTCTACAACTATTATCCAAAATTCAGGTGGAAGTAAATTTGCTCAGTTTAATAATTCAGCAAGTACATTATACTATGACAATAATGAACGATTAGCAACCAGCAACGATGGCGTTACAATTACTGGTAGTTTAAACGGACACACTCTTCCTACAGGTAGCGGAGGTACCTATGCCTTACTTTCTGATATTTCCGGTGGCGGAGGAGGATATGCAGATGCAAGTGTAGATGCGCATTTAAATACAAGTACTGCAGGCACAGGTGACGTTCTAGGTTGGGATCCAACTTTAAACAGTGGCACCGGCGATTACATTTGGATATCAAAAGGAATTGCTAGTGTATTCGATGATATTACTCCACAACTAGGCGGTAACCTTGATGCACAAACATATGATATTACAAGTTTAGGTACAATTAACACTCATAGTATACCAGGTGGAACACCAGGAACCTTTGCATTAACAAGTGACATTGTATTTACAGCAAGTTCAACTGATACATTAACAAATAAAAGTGGTAACATCAGCCAGTGGACAAACGATAGTAACTATCTTACAAGTGTTGCATTTTCTGATCTAACAGGAACACCAACAACACTTGCTGGATATGGAATTACAGATGGCGGCGGCGGCGATGTTGTAAGTGATACATCGCCACAGTTAGGTGGTAACCTTGACGTACAAACATATGATATTACTACTTCAACAACTAATGGTGATATTGACATTACTGCAAACGGCACAGGCAATATTAATTTAAATTCTAATGTAACTGAATTTTTTAACAGCGAAGGCACTGTTTCAGGAACAAAGCTTCTAGATACTAGTAGTGCAAACCATATTTTTATATCAGCAACCGGCAATATAACTTTTATATTTCAAGGATATTCATCTGGAGTTGAATCTTTTACATTATATCTAGCTAGGAGCACAAGTAATCCAGGTTTTAGCATTACTTGGCCGTCTAGTGTATTATGGTCTGGTGGCGTTCAGCCTGACGTGCCAAATAATGGAGAACTAGACATTTATGTGTTTACTACATACAACGGTACGACTTGGTTTGGGTTTCAAGCCGGAGACGCAATGTCATGATTATAACCAAAATGCTCATGGCAGCATCTGGATCAAGCGGATACAATAGCACTTATGCAATTGTTCCAACAGCTAACAATATCGACGAAGGAAGTGCATTAACGTTCAATGTGACTACAACTAATGTATCTAATGGAACAGATCTATACTGGGAAGCAAGTAATCAAGGTGAGCTAGATGACACAAATGGAGTAATAACTATTAACAGTAATGCTGCTTCTTTTACAATTACTCCTACCGCAGACGCTAGTAGCTTTGAAGATGATGCAGAAACTTTTACAGTAGAACTATATACGTACATTCAAAATACACCAGGTACTGATGTTTTAGCAACATCAGTATCGGTTACTATTAATAATACAAGTGTTAATCCAAGACTATATAAAATTTCTACTATCGAGTACCCAAGTATCGGTGTAGGACCTCGACTACATGGCTTAGAAGCTACTGGATTAAAGAGTGTAGGGTCTAGCGGCCTTGGAGAGATCATTTACAATCCTAGTGTTATGCCAAACAATAGAGGATTTATTGCATCTTCCGCAGTCAACGCCGGCCAACAGTATTATCAATCTAATTTTAGATTTTTTCCAGGCGATACTGATGCAGATCCTGACTGGCTACAAAATCGGCAAGGACTATTTGAATCACAACAACAACAGGTTATGCCTACTCAAAATGATGTAGGAACACATACAATATATATTGATAGTACAACTATTATAACAGCTAAACTTGGTTCAACACGAAACTATATTAAAAAATACACTCTTAATACTGCATGGGATATTACATCAATTAACACTACACCCACACAGACAACTACTTTTGGTGGTTATGGAATTAGTATTTTTAGTAGCACATTAACATTATTAAAATTTAATAGTAACGGTACTGAATTAATAGTTGGTACAGATGGTACCGGCGGCGGACTATTTAAATATACATTAAGCACAGGCTACGACTTGACTACTATGTCTTCAACACCTACGCAATCAGATACTTCAAGTGAATTCTTTGGCGGTTATATCACCGATGACGGAACAAAAGTAGTTTATTGTAATGACCTACAAGATTGGAGTTTTAGAACAAAAACTATGAGTACACCTTTTGATTTAAGCACACTATCAACAGAGACTGTAGTTAGTCACACTTTAAGTGATGTCCATGGAGATGCCTTAATGGTAGGAATGGCATGGAATGAAGATTTAAATGGCGGCGTGTTCCCTAACGGCGATCCGGCAGGATCTATTTTTTATCTTATCAAAGGGTGGAGCACAGGCAATACACTACATATAGGCGCATTGAGCACACCTTATGATATGAGTACATTGACTTTCCTTCCTGCAAGAGGTTCAAACGAAACGTTAGGTATAATGACCGGAACTAGGCAGACAAACCTACCAGCTTATTATTTAAACTCAAATGCTTTATTAATGGAAAATAATTTAAACTATAATTCTCCTTCTAGATATTTAAGTTTTTTCAAAGAATACGGCACGGGTACTTTGTTAAGAGAAACATGGAGCTTCAACCAAGACGACTTAGGCAACAGCGGCTTGTCAGATTTTGGTTATAAAGAAAACACCAGTCACAACAGCTGGCCTATGCATGGTATGACTAGTACTACAGATAAGAGGGCTGTTACAATTCAAACCGAAGGCACTGGACAATCCAGAGAGTACCACTTGACATATATATCAAGCGAACCTCCGTCTCCCTTTGCTGCTCTCGGTCCACCGTCTACAAGAAATATTACATCGTGGGTAGAAGATAATGGCCCAGCAGGTGATGCAACATTTAATAGAGCAGCAACGGATGTTATTGATCTTCGTTATAGACAAGATGCAGACGGTAATAATAATATTGACTATAAATTATTTGTATTGTTACGTGATTTTTCATCTCCAGAAATCTATTGGTTAAGACAAATGACTTCAACTAACTCTAGTGTAGAAAATGCAACAGGCGGATGGACTCTTGATACTGGAACTAATGCGCAGTTTGTAATACCACGTGGAGGAACTCACGAAATACCAGTTGGCGACGATTATCAAATAACTGGCTTTGAGGTTAGTCACGACGGAAAATATATATTGTTTGTAACTAATCAACGAAAGTTGCATTTGTTTGAAAATAGCACTCCGTGGGATTTAGGCGGTACTATCACAGCAATAGAAAGTGTAGACATTCCAATGATAGCAAATAACAAACCAACTTCGATATGGTATAATGGATACGGAACAAAACTATACGTAGCAGACAAAACCGGAGTACTATACGCATACAATATTGCACTACCTTGGTGATAAACTGGTTGACAACGCAGTCTCCTATGTTATAATAAAGCATAATTTAGGCAAATAGAGAGGCACACATGAAATTATATTTAGATATGGACGGAGTCATTGCTGACTTCTTCGGTGGTATTGAGCGTTTTTATAACGTAGCACACTGGAAAGACTTACCAGATCGCGATGGCTCAATCATGGCACTTAAACACACAAACTTTTTTGATACACTTGAGCTGTTTCCAACAAGCCAAGAACTAGTTGATCACTGTAGAGAACTTGCAGGTGACGAGTATGGCATTTGTTCAAGCCCGTTGCGTGGAGACAAAGACAACAGTTCGTATCATAAACGTGTATGGCTAACTAGATACGGATTCATGCCGCAAATACATAACCTTATTTTTACTGGTGCTAAAGAAGCATATGCAGTTGATAAAATTACAGGAGAACCAAACATCTTAGTTGATGATAAACCTAGTAACATCGACCGTTGGCGCAACAAAGGCGGCATTGGTATTAGGTATCAAGCAAACCAAGACAGCTTGTTGGACCTAAAGGTCAATCTTAATAATGCATACACAGGCAAGTAATGGAAAAGAAAAGTCTACACGAAGAGCTTATGCTGGCTGTTGATATCTATATCAAAGAAAGTGAAAAGTTTGAAAGCGGAGTAAAAGCATCAGCTGTTCGTGCTAGGCAAGCCTTGACTGAAATGAAAGATCTAATATCCGATCGTCGTAAAGAAATTCAGGACAAGAAAAGAGATATGTAATAAATAACAGTAGAGGAATTGATAACATGAACACACTAGCTGATTTAAAAAAATACATTATGAGTAACTATGGCATTCCGCCGCACTACGAGGCAGATGACGAGTTAACCTATCGTGCTATTACGTTTCGTCGAAATGCAATGGAAGGCGTTGCTTTTTACGATCCAGGTGATATGTGGGCAATACAAGTGCATGGACAAACTATTAATTACATGCGAACTGAAGAACTTGAAAAAGAAATTGACTCGGGTGGTGGATTGCTGTATTGGTTCTTTCCTGAAGGCGCTTAAATCTTTGTTAGCGCCAACAACTATCACCTAATATAAATAGCAGTATGATAGAACACAAAGAAGCCTATAGGTTGTTTTGGATGGTAAAAGGTCATATTGCTGAAAGTGATGCTACAGCATTGCAATCGGCTGATGGTTATTTTAAAAGGTTATGGGCAGACGGGTGCAATGGGGCTCCGTTATATGATTATGAAGACGGTTTTGAACAAGCATATAATAGGAGATTTCACAATGGTGTCAAAAGAGTTTAACAACCTTGGCGATGAAGATTTAATGTACATTGAAACATTGTTGGCCAAAGAACTAGCTAAAGAAATGGAACAAGATAAAACTTGGCAGAGTAAAAATGGTTATCATAGACCCCATCAAAAATCGAGACGCATACTAAGTTGTATGAATGCAATTAAATCACAGAGAAACATTAATAAGGTACGTGCCACTAAGTGGTAATTAAAACTTAATTTTCTTTTTAGCCATTGGAAATATAGGGTGTGTGTCATTGCAACCTGGACACAGTGTACATTGTGGAATTGGCGAGTTATGAGTTCTAAAAAACTTGCGTAGTTTATCCATAGAGTCAAATGGGTCACCGTACTTGTATTTCTTTAGCAAGTCAACTGCCTCGGGTTCAATACTAAATTGCAAAAACAAATCATCACGTAATGCTGTCAATTGACATTGGTACAACAATCCTTTATGAAAGAAGTTACAAGGACTAAGATCTTCTAAACAAGTTTTATATGCTTGAACAGGATCGCTACGATGCATGTACCATGTTTTGTCTTTTATATAATCGATGGCGCTTTTCTTAAAATGATAATTGTATTCTAATATTCCATATATTTGATCAGTGTATTCGTCGTAGTATTCGTACCCAATATCCATTTTGCGTACTAAAAAGTTATACGGTTCTAATACTTCTTCTAATTGAGCACGTATATCTCTGTACATTTCAGGATCGTGAACACATACATTTATAAAGTATCCTTGATCGATAATTTGTCTTGCAACTTTAATCTTGTTACGTAGTATGGTGCCATTGGTTGCTACATAATACTCATCAGCAGTTGGCCATAACTTTTTTAAATTTACAACCCAATTCAATATGTCTGGATTTGTAAATGGTTCACCGCCGTGAATAGTAACAATTTCAATATCAAGTTTTTTACTCCATTCTTTATAGTAGTTGGCATAGTCTGCAAACTTTACTTGTCCTTTAAAATTGTAGTTGTTAAAACTTTCACATCCGTCACATGTAAGATTGCATGTCATACTTATATTGAAAGCTGCATCGCCTATACTAAATCGTCTCATACAACTATTTATATTTTCATGGTTGACATGTTTTTAAATCTGTGTTATAAATAGACTGTAAACGTTGAAGCAACGTGAACGCATACTGGACTGGGGGGCAGTACCCCACAGCTCCACCATAAGCACATCCTGGAAGAACAGGTTGGTTACAAGTTGAAGGATGTGCTTTTGATGGGGCTGAACTAGGATCGACAGGTGTTGTAGTGAAGTGGAGTTTACCGGATGACTGCGTTATTGGTCAACAACTATAATTGCAAATGACAATTATGCGCCAGCAATGGCAATTGCTGCCTAAATAGGCAAGCAGGGTATGGGTTCCACCTGGTAACAGAACGGGCCTGCTATTACGGATGAGACATAGGTTAAAGTACATCCACACACACAAAGGAAACCATTTTAATGAAACTATTTAAATTATTAACCGCATCGATTATGTTGATGGGGTATTTCGGCATGTCAGCATTAGCTGATGAACCAAAGGACAAAGTAAAAGCAGCCTTCGTTTACGTTGGCCCAACAGGAGACCACGGCTGGACTTATCGTCATGACATTGGTCGTCAACAAGTAGAAGAAGCATTTGGAGACAGAGTAGAAACTACATTTGTCGAAAGTGTGCCAGAAGGAGCAGATGCTGAACGTGTAATGACACAACTAGCACTACAAGGCAATGACATTATTTTTGCTACATCATTTGGATATATGGATCCACTGATGTCAGTGGCAAAGAAGTTTCCAGACGTAAAGTTTGAACATGCTACAGGTTATAAGCAATCAGAAAATGCTGCCAACTACGGCTTAAAACTATATCAAGCAAGACACGTACAAGGCATTATTGCTGGTATGATGACAAAAACAAACACCATTTGTTATATTGCTTCATTTCCAATCCCAGAAGTTATGCGTGAAATCAACACATTCTATCTAGGTGCAAAGAAAATGAATCCAGATGTAGACCTAAAAGTTACTTGGGTATACACATGGTATGATCCAGGCAAAGAAAAAGATGCGGCAGTGGCTATGATCCAACAGGGTTGTGACATTGTAGCACAACATACTGATTCACCTGCTCCACTACAAGCGGCAGAAGAAGCTGGTGTACTTGGCTTTGGACAAGCAAGTGATCAAATGAAGTTTGCTCCTAACGCACAATTGACAGCAACTATTGATAATTGGGGTCCTTACTATATTAGGAAAGTAGGACAAGTGCTAGACGGTACATGGGAAACAGGCGATTACTTTGGACACATGAACGAAGACGCTGTACAAATGGCACCGTTTGCTAACATGCCAGCTGATGTACAAGCAGAAGCACAGCGTGTAAAAGATGCTATTAGCGCAGGCGAGTTGTTTGGATTTACAGGTCCAATTAACAAGCAAGACGGAACAGTGTTCCTGAAAGAAGGCGAAGTAGCAACTAGACAGCAACTAGACACTATGATGTTTTATGTTGAAGGCATTACATCACAGGTTCCTAACTAATGATTCCAGTAATTGATTTACAAGCATCAGACGCTTTAGATCGCATTGACGAAGCCTACACAACAGTAGGCTTCGCCGTGTTCACAAATGCTCTAAACACAGTAGAGCAAGATGATATGAAAAGTTGGCAAGAACAAATGAAAGCGTTCTTTGAACTGCCAATGGATGTAAAGCAAAACTATCCTTATAACCCAGATACTAATTTAGGTTACAGTATGGTAGGTGACGAAAATGTAGACCCTACTGCACCTAAGGATATTAAAGAAAGTTTTAACTACAACAATACACGTATGCCAGAAGACCTTTGGCCTACTGAACTAACTGGATTTAAAGCAACAGCACTACAAAGTATCGACATTGCAGATAAACTTACACTAAAGATATTAGAAAAGTTTGATACTATTTTAGATACCGGTACTACACTTGTAGATTCTCATATGCAACCGTTTAACACCACAAGAGTTATTCATTATCCAGCATATAACGGACCTGTTGAAAACAAGCAAATGCGAATAGGAGAACATAGTGACTACGGTACTATTACTTTACTTTGGCAGATTAACGATGTACCAGGACTCGAAGTTCAAGACCTTAATGGCACTTGGCACCCAGTACCCTATGCGGACAATGGCGTTGTTTGTAATATTGGCGATCTACTACAGCGTTGGACTAACGATTATTTTAAAAGTACTAAACATCGTGTAGTCAACAGTCACATACATCAACAGCGTTATAGTATGCCACATTTTGTAGATCCTACACCAGGCACACAAGTATTCAACCTACGCAAAGGTGAATCAGCAAAGTATCCGCCTATCGAATCAAAAGAGTATTTGATGTGGCGCCTAGCACAGAGTTATTAAAATGAAATATGTAATTGACATTGACGGAACAATTTGTAAAGAAGTAATCATACCTGACAGCGGCGGCAAAAAAGACTATGCTAATCATATACCAATGCCAGAACGCATTGCACGAGTAAATGCATTATACGATGCAGGACACACAATCAAATACATGACAGCAAGAGGTTGTGTTAGTGGCGTTGACTATTACGACTTAACCAAAAATCAATTAGATGGTTGGGGAGCAAAGTATCATGAACTTAGTGTAGGCAAAAAAGAAAACTACGATGTATGGATTGACGACAAAGCATTTTGGAGTGAAAACTTCTTCCGTGAAACAGGAGAGTCATATGAGTGATCATAGATTTATTGCAGCAATGGATCACAGTGGTGGTTCAACAGGTGGCGTACTAGAACGCTACGGACAAGCGTACACAGAAGCAGACAAGATGGAGAAAGTTCATGCTATGCGTCTTAGAATGGTCAACAGTCCTGACTTCAACGACAAAAACATCTGGGGAGCAATCCTCTACCAAGACACAGTTACACGTGGCATGGTTAACATCTTGGATGAAAAAGGTATTGACACGTTCCTAAAGATTGACAGTGGCTGTGATGCTGACGGAACACTCAAACAGTTTCCAGTAAAGCAGATGTTGGAGTTTGCTACAAACGGCATTGGTCCTAAGATTTATGGTACAAAGATGCGTAGCATTGTACACGGTACAGGCATGGTACATCCTGTACTCAAACAACAGTTTACACTTGCTCGTACTATTTGGGAGCATGGACTTGTACCAATCATTGAACCTGAAGTACCTATTGACCATCCTATCAAAGGCGAAGTCGAAGATGCTCTTATGTATCACTTACAAGAGTTCTTAGATGAATATCCAGGTAAATGTATCCTTAAACTAACACCACCGGAAGTACCCAACTTATATCACAATCTCACAGTGTTTCCTAATGTAGAAAAAGTTGTGTTCCTAAGTGGCGGATATGCTACACAAGAAGCATGTCGCAGACTATCAATGAATAGCGACATCACAGCAAGTTTTAGTAGAGCATTAAGCGAAGGGTTAAACTACAACTTGACAGATGCAGAGTTTAATGCAAAGATATCACAAAATATTAAAATGATAAAGGAGGCCTGCGGTGCCGTATCACACTAGTGCAAATTTATTTGAAGTCGGAGACTTTATTAGTCACGCAGGAAACAAACTAGCATGGAAGATTGAGTGCGATGCTATACGCCCTGAATGGTGGGACGGACTAGCACGTATGATCATGGACTACCAGAAGGAGCCTTTTAGCAAGGTAGTTGGTATTCCACGTGGCGGCTTGCCTCTACAGTATGCTATGGAAAAGTATGTAACACCCGGCGATCATCCTTGGATGGTTGTAGATGATGTGTACACCACAGGCACAAGTTTTAGAGAATTTTGTACAACCAAAGACACAATGTTTGCATACAAGTGGTGCATCTTTGCACGTAAGCCGCTTGTTGTTGAAGAGCCACATGATGTAAGAGCTCTGTTTACCATGCCTGCTACACTTTAACACACTTTATATGGTTGACTTCTGTATTTTTTTATGCTATATATAGTACACACTAAAAGACACACAGGAGAAAACTATGAAGAATCCAAAACCCATTGGCTGGGCAACCACAATATCAGAACTTATAAATATTCCACGTGAAATGTGGGACAGTGTAATGACAGTAGAAAAGTCACCACTACGAAATTTAGACCCTATGGTAGGACATATGATCTTCCAGTGTCTATTCTTTATCTGGAGTGGTATCTTTGCAGTAATGGTAGGAAGTTATGTGGCTTTCGGTCTCAGCGCAGCATTCCACCTATTGCTTATTAGTGGTATTACAATTACAGTTGTAACATTCCGCCAAGCAGAAAACAATCCAGAGTCACTCAACAACATCTTGAAATCAGGTCGCAAGTACAACGGTCGTGCAAATGGTGGCGAGCATGAGTGAACAAATAAACTATTGCACAACAAAAGGCTTAGGCTGGGCATTCTTGATTATTACTATTATGATGGTAGGCTTGCCTATATTAGGCGCAGCTATTGCTTATCCAGACAGTTGTAAACAATCAATCATTATTCCTTGTATAGGTTTAGAATGAAACCAAACAAACAGTTTGAACTATCAATTCGTGACATTGAAGTTATTGAATCAGCACTGAGAGCAAAAGCAGGACGCAGAGGCTTGGCTATTGCACAAGGTGATGTATCTGTACAACTGCATGAAGAAATGCGTGAGATACAAGAACTGCTAGGTAGAATACACAACCAAAAGAATTGGTACAGAGCCAGCGATGGCAGTTTCCAAGGCGGCGGATAACTGTTGCAAAGAGAACACACTCTTAGTAAAGATTCACCTAAAAGGTTGCACTTTTACTAAAGTATGTTATAAATAAAACAGTGAAAGGGCAAGCGTTGAACTTGCCCTTTACTTTATGAACACATAACAAAACAAGAAGGAAATTATTATGCGTAACGTATTTATTACAACAATCGCAGCATTGGCATTTGCTGGTGTAGCACAAGCAGAAGACACAGCAGCACCGGCAGCTGGTCCTGTTATCTCAGGTGAAGTATCACTCGACTTTGCTGAAACAGCAAACGACAAAATTGGCGGAACAATGGGTCTTGACCTAGGTGTAGACGTAAGTGGAATGGCAACTGTAGATTTAGACTTTAGTGCAACAGACGGCAACGCTGTAACATTAGACAACTGGACAGTTGGTACATCATTAAATGGCCTAGCAATGGCATTTGGTGATGACAATGGTGTAATGCCAGGCGCTGAAGGTGAGCAAACACTAGCAGCACCAGCAATGACTGAGTCACTACAAGTAACAACAGGTGCAGTAAGTGTAGCAGTTGGTCTTACAGACTGGACAACAGACATCACAGACGTAAGTAATGTACAAGGTGCTTTTACATTTGGTGACGTTATTTCTTTAACAGCAGCGGCAGACTATAACATGGACAGTGAAAACACTGTACTAGGTGCAGGCGTTGCAGGCGTTGATCTTGGCGTAGCATCGCTAGGTGGTGCAGCAACATACGACATGGATGCAGAAGTATTTGGTTTTGAAAGTGTAGTAACCAGTGGCGGCTTAACAGCATACCTAAACGGTGACGACACAGATGCACTACAAAACATCGGTGGTGAGTACGAAGTAGATGTAAATGGCGCAACATTTACAGCAGGTGCAAACTATAATGTAGACACAGAAGACTTTGCTCCAACAGCAAGTGTATCGTTCAACTTCTAAGTTAAACACACAACAACTTAAAGGCGCTCTTCGGAGCGTCTTTTTTTATGGCTAAATAATACGGGCACATTATTTAGAGAGGGCACAACAATGCAACAGAATGAATATGACGTAACCGTCATTAAAGTAGTCGACGGGGACACAGTCGACGTAGATATCGATCTAGGATTTGGTGTTTGTTTAAAAGACGAGCGTGTACGCATCATGGGTATTGACACGCCTGAGTCACGCACAAGTGATAGAGTAGAAGACTTGTTTGGCGAAGCAGCTAAAGCAAGACTAAAAGAACTTATGAAGCACGGCGGCAAACTTATTACTACTGAAGACAAGCATGGCGAAGATATGAAGGGCAAGTTTGGACGTATCTTAGGAGACTTCAAAGTAGACTACAACGGCGAAATGAAACGAGTAACAGAGATTATGGAAATGGAAGGACATTGCGTTCCTTACTTCGGTGGTTCAAAAGACGATACACAAGCCGCACATATGGCAAACCGTGAGCGTCTACTAACTGAGGGTGTAGTAAGTCGCGAAGACTATGATGCCGCAGTTGCTAAAATGGCAAAATAAAGGTTGACAAACAAATAAACTCCTGCTATATTACTTAGAGTAGAAACATTAGCAGGAGTTTTTTTATGACTATGCAACTAGTTGGTCCTTATATGACCACCACTCGTTACAATCGTAAACAGAAACAAAGCAAGAGTAAGAAGCTACAAAAAGCACAAGCTGAACACGAGCAGTGGCTTGTAAAGATGGGTGTAGGAAAGAGCAAAGCACAACACACCAACGAAATACCAAATTACAAAACAAGAGATACAGTACCACTAGGCAACAAGATTGCAGGACACGGCCCAGCAAAAGAGTCCATGGTGTATTCAGGCGAGCGTCAGTTGCTAGGTATTGCAACTATGCACAAAAGTAATATGGTACCAGTATTCGCAGACAGAAAAGAAGATGCAAAAGACATCTCAAGTATGCGTCGATAAACAAAAACAATCATTGAGGTAAAACATGAAACAGTATATCGCAGCAGCAATGCTATTCTTTGTGGCCAGCCCGGCGCCAGCACAGAACTTCGAATTAGAAAAACTATTTCCTCAAGTGCAATGTATGGCACTTAACATTTACTACGAAGCAAGAGGAAGCAATCTAGCAGACCAAGCAGCAGTAGCAGACGTTGTTATGAATCGTGTACAAGACACACGTTATCCTAACACAATTTGCAAAGTAGTCAAGCAAGGTTTGCAAAATGCTGATGGCTCTATGAAGCGTAACAAATGTCAGTTTAGTTGGTATTGTGATGGGAAACATGACAGACCGCAGGATCAAGATCGCTGGGTGGAAGCACAAGGTATTGCATGGAATATGGTTGAAGAAAACAAATTTCGTGGCATTACCGAAGGTTCTACACACTATCACGCTACATATGTGGAGCCACGGTGGGCTAAGACACTACAACTAGTTGGTAGAATAGGTGCGCATATATTCTATAGGTGGGAATAGGCTAAATACTACACGATGATTTTAGGTTTACTAGTTTTAATAACTGCACTATGTATTAGTGCCGTTGCAATATATTATTCGGTCAGCGGACTAGTGGCAATTTTTGCCGCCGCTGCCCTACCCATTGTTATTATGGGCGGTGCTTTAGAAATAGGCAAGTTGGTTACAGCAGTGTGGTTGCACAAGTATTGGCACAAAGCACGTTGGTGGCTAAAATACTATCTAGCTATTGCTGTGGTTGTATTAATGTTTATTACAAGCATGGGCATCTTTGGCTTTCTAAGTAAAGCACATATTGAACAAACTAGTGCAGCCAACGAAGGCATTGCACAAATAGAACGCATTGAACAAGACCTTACTAGACAACTTGAAATTATTACTAGAGCCGAACAACGTATTACAGAAGCAGAAGCAAGTGTAGGCACTGGCAACACTGCTATACAAGAACAAATTGACAAAGAGCAAGAGCGTATTGACACAGCGTACACACGCATTGAACCTGCTATTGTCGAACAGAACGGTATTATTGAAAATGCTAGAATAGATGATGCAAGTCGTACTTCACCATATGAAGATCAGCTTACAAATATTACAGATGAGATTATACGTTTAGAAACAAGTGCAAAGGAATACGAAACACAAATATCTAGTCTTGTTGTAGACGCAAGTAGTGCAGACACAATCGTTGCACAAATTTCAACGATTAATGCAACGATTACAAAAGTTGAAGGACAGATTGCAAGCAATGAGCGTGAGCAAATTAAACAAGCACAAAGTACAATAGGTGCTAATCCTGATGGCGCTGCTGGACCTAATACAAGGCGTGCTGCTAATGCTTGGATTGAACAACAAAAAATTGTTGTAACTGATCTAAATGCACAGGTTGCGACTATACGTAAAGATGCAACAACTACAGTCAACAACGAGCGTACTAGATTAGCAAGTGTAGTTAAAGACATACGTGAAATACAGATACCTGCACTCAAAGAACGTGAACTTGTAGTACTAGGAAAGATTGACGAAGTACGCAATACCGAATCGCCTATTATTACAACAGCCCGAGATGAAATTGCACGTATTAGAGCAAGTGCCGATGCACAAGTAGTTGCAAGTCAAACTCTAATACAACGACTAAGAGATAGTTTAACTGTAGGCAAGGATGCCACAGTTGAAGCCATAATCACAGAACAGACACAGAAAATCATAACAGCCAATAATGACATTGACAGTATGACACAAACCAAGTATACTCTACAAGCTGAGTATAGGAAGTTAGAAGCAGAAGTAGGACCTATAAAATATCTTGCTGAATTTATTTACGGAGACACCGACCAAGATATTTTAGAAGAAGCTGTAAGATGGGTAATTATTACAATAATATTTGTATTTGATCCACTAGCAGTTCTATTACTGATAGCCAGCCAAGCGACATTTGAAATGCGCCGTAGTACAAAAACTGGCAAGGAGAATAATAATGACAACAAAATCCATGATAAAAAACATGATGAATATGCACCGACCGCAGATAGAAATAGCACTACCGCCAGTACCAGAGAAACCAGAGGCACCGAAGAAGACGACTCCACTACCGAGTTGCGTAACACAACTGGAGCCGGACAACAAAGAGGAAGCAGTGACAGACTGGATGAGAAAGAACAATTAAAACGTAGTAATTTTGTAGAAACACTCGAGGGCGACGAAGACTATAAGGCAGCTAAAAAAGCATGGAAAACAGACCATCCAGAACAGAATATCAAGTACTATAAAGACAGATATATAAAAGGTAAGGATGAAGATTTGCCATGGCATCAGGAGCCTTATGTTCAAAACAATGAACAAGATGAGTCAAGCCTTTGGAGCAAATTACAAAAACGCAATGAGTGATATTACTTTAATAACTCCGCCAGACACACTTAACAATGATGTTTACAGCATTATGTTAGTGCATCCACAAAAAGAAATAAAAGATGCAGTAAGTGATTTATTGTCAACTACTACTGCTCCAGTAAATATCTATCTATACGATCATTTAGATGATTTAGAAATAGACTGGATGATTGATCATGTTAAAAAAGTTAACATGGTAATTATTGATCTTGATTTTTGTACACCTATAACACGAAATATAGCAGGCTGGATTATTTCTCAACCTAACACTTTTTACTTGACAAATGACGGGATTACCCCGTATAATAAACTTAGTGCAAATCGTATATATGACTTGCAATTTTTAGAACACTACATCAAACGAGGATTAGATGAAATTTAACAAAAACAAACGTGACGACGAACTTAGAGGATTGCATGTTGTAGTACACAATGGCGACTTTACAAAAGCATTACGTAAATTTAAAAAGAAAGTAGCCGATGATGGACTACTTCAGGAATTACGCAAACGCGAGTACTATGAATCAAGAGGTACAAAGCGCCGCAAGGAAAAAGAAGCCGCTATTCGACGTTACAAAAGACTACGTGCTAAAGCTCAGGATCAGTGGTAACACATCTTTATGCATTAGGATGTAGTTGGACTGAAGGCACTGACGATGAACTTCGTTTAGGCGGATGGGTAGGCAGACTAGCAGAAAAACTAGATTGTAAATATACAAATCTTGGTGGACAAGGCGATAGTAACTGGTTACAGTATCTTAGTTTTTTAAAACAGCCAATTCATAAAGACAGCATAGCAGTATGGGGCCTAACAGCCTTCAGTCGACTAAT